AAACAACATACTCGATGTACCTCCAAAAACCGATCGCATCAAGAATCGGATTAAGCATCGGGGACATTACGCAATATCGAATGTGATAGGGGCTTCTGTGATGCTCGGCATGATGCTTGCACGATTGAAGCAAACCGATCTGTTGAGCCGTCGACACCAGCCATCCGTTCCGCCCTTTACTGTGCCCCCAAGCGTGAATCTGGTTCGCTTGGCTTAAAAACACAAACGTAAGCCATGCGTCTTGCGTCGCACCAAAGCAAAGGCACGCGCCACAAGCCAACAGCGATGCGATTATCGTTAGTGAATTTCGCTGCCAATATGAATGCTTCAGGAATGCATACTGATCGCTATGGTGCAACTGGTTTGGCCCTCCGATGAGCTTCCCGAAAATTGGCGTATCTTGATCTAGGTACGAATCTTCCAACCAGTGAAACACACCGGCGATAAAGTCCGCCGTTAGGAATGACAGGATGATAAATAGGATCCACTCAATCACTTGTTGCAACCTCCTAGCAATTTACCAATTTCTGTTTGCAACGTCTCAATCTTGGCCCAAAGTTTTTCGCGATCTGATCGACACTCCTGCAGATCGCTTCGAGTGGTTTTCTTTTCTTCGACGAACAAGCGAAACAAGATTCCGACCGCTGTACTTAACGCAGCAACCATGCCCGAGCCGATGATGTAAACCAAGCTTTCTTGAGTCACTTTACCAACCCCTTCGCCTGCTCAAAAGTGAGATAGCCAACATGCTCTTTACGCTCCGGGCCCTTGGAAACCTCAAATCTCGGAGTGATTGGAAACGGATGATCCTCAACAATACCGACTTGCCATCCAGCATCCAAGAATTTTTGCATCTCGCATCGCTTCCATCGATCGCATGGGGGGCAATTTTTGGAGACGAATACCAAAACCTCGAGTTTCAATGGCTTGTCGCTTGGGCTTGGTATCGGCTTTGGATCGTCAATCGGAGTTGGTTGAACTGTTAAAGATTCTCGAACAGTTGCGACCTGTCCAGCAAGGTTACTCGATGGAATATCGCATTGCGTTGGATCGGGCTTTGGGCTCGATCCAAAGAACCAACTAAACAAGCAAAGACCAATCAAGGCAAGCATTCCTTTTTCTCCGTCGCTGAGTTTCATCCTAAGGCCTCCCTGTCGAGGCTAGCAGAATCAATAGCAATCCGAGCATCACAGACTACAAAAGTGGGCTTTCGACATACCGTTGTGAAGGTACTCAAAAACGAACCACCTCTAGGCCACTCGGTCGCATATCGTCGCATCGTAAATATGCGTATTTCGTCAGGAGTCATTGGATCCATAACTGAACGCTGAATCGGCTCTGGGTAATGCTCGATTAGATTGCTCATCCTAGTGGCCTCGACTGCATCCAAGATACTTTCCGTGGCCCTGGCGTTGAAAGATCCGACACGCCAACAATCGATGTCCATTGATGCCTGCAAAGAGCATCAATCACCGATGGGGCAATCTCAGTCCAAGAATCGTTGTGGCTATTAAGTCGCCAAATGTAGTTGCGGTTCTTGCTGTCTTTGCGTTTGCTGTAGCCTGCAAAGCAATACGCATGGCCTCCGCCATTAACCATCGAGATTGATTCCAGAACACTGTTTCGACCGTATAGCGACTGGTTCCACAATGATCCGACGTAACATACGCCAACACCTGATGCCATGTAATTCTTGATGGCATCGTATGATTCCAACCAAGTGCTAGACCTAACTCGAAACGAACTTGCCCTCATTCGCATGCCATCAGTTATGAGCGTCCTAGCATTCGATGGGTACGGTGTTTTATACTCAAGATGCCTTAACTCAAGATATCCAACTTCCTTGCTAATTTTGAGCCCGCTGTTGATTGTAGATCCAGCATCGCGACCTAATAGACCGTCAAGACGTTGAGCCTCAAGATAGCTAAACAACTGAGAGAACTGCCGATCGTTGCTCATCGAGCCTGTATGCAACGCCCAAAGACCTTCGCCGCAATTGGTATTGCCAAATCCACCGCAAGACCCCATGTTGCTTTGGTTGTCATGGCGTATCAACTTGCGGAAATCGACCTCCTCAGGTGCTTCGTAATCGCTGACGGTAAAGCCAATTTCGATTGACTGCGATACTATCGCGTCTCGATTTTCTATGGTTGGATCGTAGCCTGTGAATTCAGAGTCACTCATCACCACGCCCCCGCTATCTCTCGATTGATCTTGGCGATCTCGCTTTCCTTACCCGCGAAGCTTGCTGGCAAGTCTAGCTTATCGATGGCTTCGTAAACTCGATCGAGCGCCTCACGTTGCTTAGCCCCAGCGTTGTCGGCAATGAACTTCGTCCATTGCTCTTGATCTTTGATTTCGCCCGATTCGATCTTCGATGCTGCCTCTAAAAAAGCCTGCTTGTAGGCTGATCGGATGCTTGGCAACGTCTGAGAGACGACCGCCTTGAGCTCTTTCGGTTGCGACTTATCCGGTTGCGGTTGCTGATTACGCAACATCGCAAAAACCGCCAACGCTGCGACGATCCAAGGCAACCAATTCTCTTTTTTCTTTTCGTCAGCCATCATCCATCCTTGTGTATTGCCCCAGGAGACTCACCGAGCTAAGGGTATCGGAAAAGTTCGGGTCTCCGAGGGCTTAGTCTTGATCGTCGTCGCTGACAGTGGAATCAAAGGGCTCGCCAACAGCAACATCCTCCGAAGGATTCTCGACCTTCTGCGATTGCCACCATATCCAAAGCTTCAAGGCGATTTGGATCAGCAAAAATAGCGTTGCCGGATCGATGCCCATTAGCTCAGGATGCGATCCGAAAAGCAACTTTCCAGCTTCCTCATCGCCGTCGATGGTCTTAGCAACCAAATCAGCCACAGTTGGATCGGATCGCCGAGCGATCCAAATTTCCCGAGCTGCCCGACGCGCCTTGAGCCTGTCAGCAAATTTTACGCGATTCACTTGGTCACCTCTGGCTTTGGATCCACTGGACGAATCGACTCACCTACCACCCACGCTCCAACGGCGTAAACCAGGATCTGTATTTGATCCTCAGTCAAGGGAACCTTGTCCTTAAGGACGACGACAGCAACGGCTGCCAGCGATACCCAAAACCGTTTAGACTTGAAAAGACTTTCCATGTTTCTGACTCCTTTCCCGCATTTTAGGCTTGACCGCCGCAAATTGCAAGCAACGGCCCTAATTTCGCTTTAGACGCGTCTTTTTTTCTTGGCTACTTTTGACCGTGGTTGCCTTTTTCGCTCCATGCTGAGCCCGAGGAAAGCGTTTAGAGCGTCGAAAATCAATCTGCTTTTGGTTGTCTTTCGCTCGATGGCTGCGCGATCAACAACTTCCCAAAAGTCCGGCGGTTGCGAGATGTTTTTGCGTTGCGTCATTGTGTTACCTATACCGCAAAGAGTTGAGGTTGATCGGGATCTTCTTTCCGCGAAGTATATCGCCAGATTTCCGACTGCGTTGGTGATGGTCGCTTTCTTGCCCATCGCTCTAGGCCTGCTGTTTGATTTCTATTACCGCGAGCCCACCCGGTACCATCGCAGGATTCAATCCCCAGGTTCTCAAGGTAGTCAAGCTTTGCCGGGCTATTGCACCGAAGTAAATGAACTCGCCTAAACGCACCGGCCCACATCTCGACAGTCGACCATTTCCATTCATCGCTACCACCGATTGCGATAACCGCTGGAGCCGGTCGCAATTGCTTGACCATCTCAATCGTCATGCCATCTTGCACCGCAATAGCGGGAAGGATCTCGGCATCAATCACACGCTGGACATACTTTCGGAATCGTTCAAGCGTCGCTTCGCCATTGCCTGGAATGTCTGGCACAATTGCCCATCTTGGTCTTTGCACAGATGGAGCCGCCCATTGGATCATCGCTTCCCATTGTGGCTCAATCGATTTCCATTTTGACTCGTCAAACTGATTCGTTTTTCTGTCCCAACAAGAAAACGCCCCGTTGTCGAATGCAAACGGAAACCAAGGCCAAGGCCCACGTTGAGCACCTGGACTGTAAAGATGACCAATTTTTCCCGTCTCCCTCGCTAAACAATGCCAAAACCAACCCGTACTGTTTGCAGGCATTACTATCAAAACGCACCTCTGTTAATTGCTTCGCAAGCATCTTGTAAAGTGTTAAAAACCAATGTTGCATGGTACGCAACCCAAGGCGATAACGCTTCGCCTATATTATTTACTACGAAAATCTCCTGTCCGTTCATGTTAGCGTACATGATTTCCATCGCCGTTCCGAAACTTGGCTTGTCGATCCAAACCAAAATGATTTCGCTGTTGTCGATGTCCTCTTTGTCTTTCTCGATGATCTCGTAAGTGTAGGCGTTTTCGCATCCGCGATAATCTCGACGCATCGGGTCGATGCAATTATGCCCATGCAAAAGTTGCTTGGCTACAGCCCTCCAATCTTTACACTCTGAATCCGTGCATCCGTTTATCCGCCCACAAAGATATATGTTTTTGCGTTGCGTCATTGGGTCACCTCGATCCATGTGCCAACCTTATCCTCTGGCCCGACGTACCACTTTTCGACAGTCAGCCGGTAGACCTGTCCATCGTCGATGTAAGCGACACCGTTGAGAGAATCGAGGATGCCCTTGGCCGTATTGTCGATGTCCGGCCTGCTCATCTTAGGTTCTCGACTCGCTCGACGAATCTTGCTATGGCCCTTCGGTCGCGAGTACCAGCAAACAATCTCGATTGACAATGGCCCTGTCAAGCATCGATTGATCGAAGATTTCCAAGCCAACTGGACAGCCTGTTTGAAAGCATGTATCGGATGCTTTGCATCGACGTAGGCCCTAGCGAATCCGCCATGCGTCGAGACCTTTGGCCGTGGTTGCGCCACCGGCTCGCCTGGAATGAAAATTCTCACTTTGCTTCCTCCTCTTGGATCAACCGATCGAGATACCACCGAGCCTTCTTGAGATCCTCGATGCCGTTCTTGAACCAGCACCGCAAAGCGTACTTTAGAACCTGCCAATGTAAACCAGCCACCTTGTTGCTTGGTGCATTCTCAATCGCTGCTTCGATGATGTCGATCGTTTCAGCCGGTAATTGCTTGTAGTGCGATGGATTGACGGGATCGCTTTCAGTTGTCAAGGATTGCTTGACAACTGGTTCTGGCTCTGGCTTTGGTTGAGTTGCCCAAATCGCTTTTAAGGTTCGCTCTGCTATCTTCTGCGCGTCCGTTAGTTCTCTTTTTGTAGGTTGCTCAACCGCTTCGGGCTCGACGGGTTTGCAGTCTCTCTTGGTACTCCAAAACGATTGTTCACCCAAGTAACCTTGAACCCTCACAGCATAACCTTCAATGTCAATCACTTTAGCCTTGATCCAAACCTGATCGCCGACTTTCATTTCTTCCTCCTTAACGCTGGATGGTCTTTATTGACGACGGCTCGGAGTGCGTCGAATAACTCTTTTGTTCTTGCCTGCGATTCAGTCAGCTTTCGGCTCGTTCGCTCTAGCTGCTTGCGAAGGTCTTTGTTTTCGGATTTAAGATCCTCGATGTTCGCAAAGTATTCGGAAAGTTTCATCGCAAATCCATCTCCATGTCCGCAGTCTGAGTCAACGCAGGATTGAGCCTAGTCTTATGCTTGCAAGCGTCCGACAGCTCGAACACCATCCATCGACCGCCAACAGTTACCCGTCGCTGTTCAGCCGCCCAACATGCGTCTTGTTGCAAAGCATACCAACCATCCATGCGACCCGTATCTAGGTCAACGATTAAAAATCTAGCCATTTCAATACCCTCCAAAGTCATTATGAAATTCGGTAGCGACTTCGCTGACCGCCATTACAACACCGTTTCGCATCGCTAATGTTAGCTTTGCGATTTCTCCGTTCCGTTGCTTCGCCACCTCGCAAAGCAGTTCTTCCGAATCCCGCTTCTCGCGATGTAGCAAAATCACTGTGTCAGAATCTTCCTCGACGCTTCCCGATTCTTTTAGGTCGCTTAGTGTCGGCATAGTGCCTTCTGCCTGCCTGCCTACTTGAGCCAAGACGACGACTGGAATCATCAACTCTTTGCTGATCCTGACAAGCTCTTTCATGACGAACGAAACGCGAAGCTTTGGATCGCTGTATCCTGGAGCCCGAATCAATTGAAGGTAGTCAACCACAACGCACCTACAGCCACGCCTAGCAACGTCGGATCTTATGCGACCCTCGATTTGTGCAATTGTCCCTGATGGCTTGTGCCAGAACTCCATCGGAGTGTCTGAGTCTTGCAGAGCCTTAGTCATCGCTGCGTCAAGTTGCTCGTTGGTATAGCTCAATCTGTTCAAGTCGCTGACCCGCATGTTAGACCCGCGCAGAACAAACCGCGATGCCATCTGCCGAAAGTTCATTTCGAGACTCACAAACAAAGTCGGCTTGCCAAAAGACTTCGCCATGCGATAGCAGACCTCTGAACCAAAAGCCGATTTCCCGATTGATGGCCTTGCCCCGATCGTAATCGTACCAGCCGGGAAACCACCATCGAGAGCCGAGTCTAGTGGCTCGATCCCGGTCGCAAAAACCATCTGCCCGCCATCAGACTTGATACGCTCGCAATCCTCTAGGAAGTCAATCACAAGCTTTCCGATCTGTTTTTGCTGATCCGATTCGCCGCCCATGATCCCAAGAGCCTGAGACATTTCACCAGCGAGCTCCATCGGATCGCAATTAGCCTCGATCGACTTCGCTTTGATCCGATCAATGAACGCCATCAAATTACGCCGCTTCGAATGTTTTGCGACGATTTCGGCGTAGTAGGAAACGTGATGAGGTTGACCATCTGTCAGTAACTCGATGAGCCTCTTAACACCTCCCATAGCATCAACAGCATTGACCCGAACAAGCTCGATCGCGACATTAGATCGAGTGATCGGTACGCCCATTTGAAGCATCGTTTGAATTGCTTGGAACACCAACCCGAATCCATCGGACAAAAACGACTTCGAGTCAACGAACTCCGCCGCCTGGTAGATCGTCTCTGGATTGCACAAAATCCCGCCGAGTAGGTTTTCTTCGTCCTTCAATGTCTGCTCGATCATTGGAAGCACCTTTCCGGACGAACCTCAAGAGGCTTTCGGCGAGGATCCTGCGCGAATGGTAGACCTGGTTGCAATGGTGGCCTGTAGTCAACCTTGATGCCTTGGTACTCGTTGGCGGTTGCAAACGTAATCGCGTAGAGCAAGTGAGCCTCATCGTCGAACGATGGAAAGATCCTGGATAGATTCTCCCTGTTGGCGATTGGCTTGCCCTTGCTCTTGCGCATTTCTTCAAAGTGACCAAGAGCCTCTAGGATCTTAGCTTGGTTCATTCCTTGAGGGATGATCCACTGGCCCTCAGTGGTTTTCGGTTTTCGCTTCGATGGCTTCGAGGGTTCCCCCTGTGGGGGTAAGGGGGTATTTATTTCTTCTCTTCTCTTCTCTTCTCTAGGTAACGCCAAGGTAACGCTGGAGGTAACGCTACCAGCGTTACTTTTTGCTTTGTGGCTTGCGACCCGTTTTGCGGTCAATCCTCGCGTTTTTGCAGTCTTTCCATTGTGCCGATCAAAATTCGGTAGGCTGACAACACCTTCGGACTCGATCATCCAGCCGACGGAAATCATCGCATCGCAGAATCCGGTAACGCTAACTCTACGATCTAGCAACGCTTTGGTAACGCCTGAGGTAACGCCCTGGTAACGCGATGGTAACGCTGAGGTAACGCTCGCAGCGTTACCGTCTGGAGTCTGTTGATCGAACCATGCCCATACTCGGAGCAGTTTTCCGACCACCGCATCGGCATCGATCCCAAGAGCCTGAGCCATCGCCCAAACCTCTGGCTTCTCGGAGGTGGATATTTCAAATTTGATCCAATCACCGGCCATCGTTGCACCTATCGCAAATAGAGGAACCGAGTTTGATATGCTTGGCTTTCAATGCCACTTGCCCGCACTTAACGCACCGATGCTTATCGCAATGGCATTGATGGCAAATATGCTCGAGGTTTTCGGGAGGATCGTATTGGCCCCACTTGCAGTATCGCAGATGGTGGAACTCGGTAGCTGGCCGATTCCGGCAAGCTTCGCATCGCCCACCGGATCGCTCCTCGACGATGCCGCAAGCCCACCGAAATTGATCGGTAGCCAAATACTCAGTGTAAGTCGCGTAACTCATCTCCAGTACCCTCGAGGAAGTCCCTTCGGTAGTTTCATTCCTGGCCTCGACAAACCAAGGTTTTCCTTGAGATAGTAAGGAACCCCAGCCTGCTTGCATTGAGCGACAACATCAAAAACCCAATCGAACTCAGGAGCGAATTCTTCGACCCGCCCATCCGGTTGGTTTGTCGATGTCTGAGAACCAATAACCACAAGATCGCACCATCCTAGATCGTTAAACTGGATCGGCTCGAGCATTGGCTCAAGACTGATCCATCTGACCACCTTATCGCTTGTGATCTTTTGCATGTCAGCCTCGACCCGTTTAACGTCCGATTGCTGAATCACCGAAGCACCGTACCAAGCTTTTTCGATCAACGGCATCCTCGAGTATCGCGCCGGCCACTTGGTAAGGAACAGGTATTCCCAATGAGGCGATTTTAGGCAAGCATCGAAAACCGATTCGATCCAAGCATCAGGCACCCACTTACCAAACAAGTCGGCCATTGAGCAAACAAAGACCCGCCCATCTCTCGGATCGCACGAATCAGGCTTTGAAGTGTTCCTTGGAGCCGCCAACCTGTAGCCGTGGTAAGTCGGCTCGAACTTGTTCGGGTAGTAATCCGCCATACGTTCTGAGTGGGCGATTTCTCGAGCATAGCAGAATTTACATCCATGCTCGCAACCAGTGACAGGATTCCAAGTCCAAGAAGCCCAATCGACCGAATCATTGGTCTGATTGAAAACCACTTTCTTAGGCATTGGGATTAGCGTTTCCTTGCCCTTCGCTGTAACGATCGGGACAAGGTTTTCCGATGGTGGCAAAGGATTCTCAACCGGCAAAGCAGCCTTTTGCTTCTTGACCTTTTGAGCCTCTTTGTAGGCTTCATTGATGCTTACCTCTTTTCGCTCGAGTTTTTCGACAATTTCAGCCGGAGCGTGAAGCTTAGCTTGTTCGTACTTTTCAAACGTCCTGCCAGAAACACCGACTTTTTCTCCAATCAAATCCCTAGACTTTCCGTCTTTTACCTGTGGAACTGTTTCCACAGGTAAACGCACTTTCAATCTCTCCTTCGCTTTAGCTTTTTCATCATCCGCCCAAGCCTCAGCAAACTTGCACTTATCAATGGTATCTAAGTGCCTTCGAGCAATATTCCTTGAGAATGCCACCTCCCAAGGATCGGAGCTTGTTTTGGTGAACCTTGGCTCGATCTTTCCGCGATAGCAAGCCATCAAGCGGTTTCTACCATCGAGCAACTGCCCATCGGAAGTCAGCAAAATATCTTCCATTAGCCCTTTTGAGGCGATGTCATGCTCGAGCTTTTCTCGATCCTCGTCGCTGATCTCAGGCACCGCTAAGCACGCAGGATGTACGGCAGTAATCTCAGGATAATGAACCAAAATATCGTTAAGCGTTTCCATTGTATTCCTCCTTGGTCAAAAACAATTGCTTTACTTGATCGTCAAAAATCGCTCGTTGGGTTCGATAGCTTGCCGCGCCGACCCCTTTAGGCCAAAAGCCAGATGCCTTTTTTGTTGCCATCGACTGAAAATCTTTAGCCCATGTAGCCGGGAAACTCAACAAGTAAGCCCACATCGAAGCATCGTTTTGCAACCAGAACAGCATAGCGTCATGATGCTTTGGGAGATGATCGGTAAGCATTCTGATATACTCAAACCATCCAAGCCTTTCATCGTATGAAAGCCGCTTTGCCCCTCCGACGTTGCATCCGAGAGTAACTAGGTAGTTTGTGTGACGATTCCACGAATCGACAAACGGCCCTGTTAATGGCATGTGCGAAACAGCGTTAGGATCGCAATGCACAAACGCAGCCTGATTGCTTTTGAGTGTCGGTAGTCGATATTGCCTAGCATCGCCGTTGATTAACGACACTCGATTCGTGTTCATATATTCGCAGTTTTTTACAAGCTTCTCGAATGTGTAGCAGTCTTTTTCGATAACGTCGAGACTGAAACCAAATCCTCGAAACAATAGATATTCTCCATGCTTGTTAAGGATCTTTGGAGATGCCTTGTGCGATCCATCCTCAGGTTCGTGACCATCGCCACCGCAAAGATCGACCATCAAAAATGGATTCGCTTTGCATGGCACTTGCGGTCTATTTAAGGCAAGCACGCCGACGATCTTTCCGACTGCTTCGTTCAATAGGAAATGCTTGAATGGAGTCCGGCTTGATTTGCCAACACCTTGAGTCCTCATGACTACCCTTTCAAAAAACACCCGCGCGGTGCAAGGTTGGTAGCCGTTTGCCATGAGTGGCGAAGATGCACCGCGCGGGAATGTTTGTGTTCTGTCCGGCTACCAACCAGACGATTCAAATTATACCGTTATTCCCAACTGTAGGAAATAACACAAATTCAGGAAAAGAGCCGCCCGCCCTCTCGAACGAGCGACCCTGTGGCAAGCAGTGTGGAGATTAGCCACTTGCATACCGACGGTCGATTGGGTTATGCAGCCCGGCTCGTACCGCGCACCAGTTCATTTGGCCGGACTCTTGCTGGAAGTTTCAAACAGCAAGCACCTAGCCGAGGCGAACCGACCTGAGAAGGATCAATCAAATAAGGTTGGCTGTGATTCGGACTCGCGACCGTTAATAGCACGATCAAGATTCCTAACCGCTTGCCGGAAGTATTCAGGCTTCAATTCGCAACCGTA